CTTAGTGGGATCCCATTTTACTTCAGGGAAGATATTGATAAATATATTGAGTTAAAGAAAGAAATTTCTAGTTTTTTTAAAGTAAATTTATCTGAAATTATTTTAGTCGGCAGCGCTAGGTTAGGGTTCAGTATTGCACCAGGAAAGAGATTTAATAAATTTAATCTAGCTTCCGATATAGATGTAGCAGTAATATCTAATGATATTTTTAACTTATTTTGGAATGAGCTTTTTCGTTGGTATGACAAATATACATCATGGAACACAAAAAAACAAAAAGATGAGTTTTGTAACTATCTGTTTCAAGGGTGGGTCAGACCAGATAAAATGCCTAATGAGTTTCCATTAAAGAAAGAGTGGAATAAATTTTTTAACGAGCTAACCTCAGACAGATTATTTGGGGTTAACTCAATAAAAGTAGGATTATATAAGTCATGGGATCATTTGGAAGCATACCATGAGCAAAATGTAAAAAATATACGAAATGAAATTTGGAGGGGATAGTTATGGCAGACAAATATGCTGCAATGGCTACGAATAAGAAGATAAGTGAAGTTTATCGGTTAGTTAAAAATAATGATTGGGTTCTGAATCCATTTTTTCAACGTCGGCAAGTTTGGCGTGAGGATAATAAAGGCTACTTTATTGAGACGATATTATTAGGGTTACCATTTCCTGAAATTTATACTTCTGTTGGAGAATTAAATATTGAGGAAAAAAAGAATCAGGATTATGTAGTTGATGGACAGCAAAGAATTTCGACAATAGTAAATTACATGGATGGAAAATTTATACCACAAAATGGAAAATCATATGAATTACTAACCGATGAAGAGAAAAGAAAATTTTTACAATATCCTATTGTTGTTAGAGAGTTGGGAGATGTATCCAAAGAACAGTTAATAGAAATATTCAAAAGAATAAATGCCACAAATTTTGCCCTTAATTCCATGGAAATAGATAATGCAGAATTTAATGGACCATTCATAGAGTTGGCTAAAAAAATAACTGGTAATGATTTTTTTGAAATTTATAAATTATTTAATAGCCAACAACAAAAGAGAATGAATGATGTAAGATTTATTTTGACATTAATAGTTCTAACAAAGACTGGGTATTTTGCACGTGATGCTCAGGTAAAAGCAATTTTAGCTGATTCTGAAGATGTACTATACGATATAAATGAAATAGACAATTCATTTAATCATGTTTTGTCTAATATCCAATTAATGGATTTACCCAAAAGATCAATTTGGTTTAAAAAGATTGAAGATTTCCTTACATTATTTATTGAGCTTAGTTATTCTTTGAAAACTCAATCTAATATTAATCTTGATCAGTTAAGAATATTATTAGTTTCTTTCAATGAAAAATATATAATGCTTGATAAGAAACAAGAGATTGATGAAGGTGTTGGAGTGCTGAGTGTTGAGGATGTTAAGGAGTATTATAGAAATTCCAAAACTTATGCTAGAGAAAAGCTGCAGAGGATAATACGTGGGAAAATAATGCAGAAGCTAATTAAATCTGTAGTTGTTTAATAATACATCATAGATATTTAAGGCTACCGGGAGGTAGCTTTTTTTATTGCATTTTTCTTATTCAATATTAGGTTTATAATATTGAATAAGTTAGTGTATAATATGGGGAAGGACTCAACATCCGAATACAACAGCGGTTAGCCTCGATACGTGGCTTTCTATATACCCTCATAGGTGTATTACATCTATGGCGGGAGCGCGACTAATACAATACCCTCACGGGAAATACGTCCGCCTGCTCTGTTGTCAGGTGTTGAACTCCTGCCTTGCCTCAACAGCAAGCAATTTCAACAAATTTACAACAGGGAATCATCATGAACGACCTATTAACACAGGCTATAGAACCGTCCATTTTAGCCGAAGAGTCCAATTTTAAATTAATCCCACTTTATAATGCGAGCTTACTTCTGCGCGATTTTATCGTCGAAACGAAACATAAGCTATTTGAAACCAGCATAGCCCAATTTTTAGGGCTAGATGAGATGGTATTACAGGAATCAGCAATTACTTGTGTTTTCAACGGGCGATGGATACATGGGCGCTGTAATTGCATTAAATTCATTACTTACGAGCAAATGATGGAGTTATTGGCAAATACCAGTAATCCCAGAGCTGATAAATTTAAACCTTTACTTTCTCAGGCTATATTAACTCAAGTTTTGCCATTATTTAATTCAATAAGTCATGATGAGCCAAAAAGGGTGATAGATTTGAATTTATCTACGGCAAATCAGCCTTTGACTATGTCCAGTCAGGAAATTGCATATTTGGTTGAATCACGACATGATAGTGTAAAAAGAACAATAGAAAGATTAGCAGAGAAAGGTGTAATTCAGCTTCCACCAATGGTGGAACGTGAATATATCAATGGGTTATCGAAAAAACAAAAAGTAAGATGCTATATGATTGGTAAACGGGATAGTTATGTGGTGGTTGCCCAGTTATCACCGGAATTTACTGCCCGGCTGGTTGACCGTTGGCAAGAGCTAGAAGAAGGTTTACAATCTGGCAAAAATAATATTCAGCTGGTTGTTCCTCAGTCGTTACCTGAAGCATTACGATTGGCAGCAACACTTGCTGAAGAAAAAGAAACTTTGCAGCATGAGCGGGATGAGGCAATCAAGACAAAGACTGAAATTGGTTCAAAACGGGAAGCCAGTGCAATGGGTAGGGTTGGAGCTTTAGCAAAAAAAGTAAAAGAATTAGAAGCAAAAATAAGTTTAGCCAAGCCAAATTATCAATATGCGACAGTTCTGGCAATTCAAAGCAGACTAAAGACTATGAAAGTTAGCGGATTAAAGCTAACTTATTATTGTAATGCTATGGGTTTAGTAATGAAAGATGTACCAGATGACAGGTTTGGAGCGGTTCATTCTTACCCGGCGGAAGCATGGCGTGATGTTTACCAGATTGATATTAATACTATTCTGAATCGGGAGGTATGAGATGCCACAAACATTCAGCGAGTATTTTAACGGGCGACTAGTGCGCTTCTTGGAACATGAAGATCGGCTATATGTCGATAGCGATGACCTGGCTTTACTCTTTGAGTCGCCAACACAACATTAATTTGCCGCCTTCGGGCGGCTTTTTTATTGCCTGTTTATTTGGAGTTATCATGCTTGCTACCCTAGGGGATGTAATGTTTTTTTCCAGCAGTTTTAGTACCCAGACCTTTGATAATCTCAAGGGTAAAGTATCACAGCGTTATGCAATCCATGAAATGATTAACACCAAGCCTAAATTACAGAATCTGGGGAGTGGGCTGAAAGAATTCAGTCTTGATGTTAAGTTTAGTAAATTTCTGGGCTTGGTTGATCCGGTGGCTAGCATTCAGAAGCTGGACAAAATGCGTGAAAACGGCGAAGTGGTGTTTTTTAGTATTGGCACTACAGTTGTTGGGCGTTATGTGATTACCAACCTTGATGACGCCTGGAAGAAAATAGCCTTGTTCGGGGCAATATTGAGTATTGATTGTAGTATAAGTATTCAGGAGTACAACTGATGTTTGAGATTATACCCAAAGAGCAGCGACTTCATTTGCGCCCTGGATCGCTAGAGGCAGAAATCTACCAGAACATCATGCATTTATTAACTACCCGGACTGGAGAACGGGCTTATGACAGGGATTTTGGGATTGATTATAGTTTTATTGATTATCCGTTATTGGAAGCTGAAGCCAAAGCCAGAAATGAAGTTCTGGAAAAAATCCTGCGCTATGAACCGCGGGTAGTCGTTAAGCAGATTATGTTAAACAGTATTAACAATCTGACAGGTGGAATTGTACAAAAGATTGTTGTGGAGTTACGCACAGATGCTAATCGATAATTTACCGGAAATCAGCTTTGTTGATAAAGATCCGCAGGCAGTTGAAACCGAGATATTAAATAACTGGCAGGCTCTGGAAAATGCTGATGCTGCCGCTGAAAACCGTCAACCCAGAACTCTGGGGGTTGCAGATCCATTACGGACAGTTCTTAAAACAATTACTCTGGCGGCAGTTTCGGTACTCCAGGCAATTGATCATACCGGCAAACAGAACCTGCTGGCTTATGCCATTGAGGACAATCTTGAGCATAAAGGAATTGATCTTGCTGTTAAGCGAAATGAAGCTAAAGCGGCTACGGTTACGGTCAGATTTACTTTGTCGGCAACCAGGGGAAGTACAGTAACCATTCCTGCTGGTACTATGGTAACTGCAGGTAATGAAATATTTTTTAGTGTACGGGATACTGCCCAGATATTGCCAGGCAATTTAAGTATAGATTGTATTTGTGAGTGTCTGACTGCCGGTGAAGCGGGTAATGGCTATTTACCCGGTGAAATAGTTACACTAGTTAATCCTATTGGCTTTGTTGATCCATTGGCGGTAGCTAATATTGATACTTCTGCTGGTGGAATTGAGGTAGAGAGTGACGATAGTTATAGGGAGCGGATCAGAACTGCACCGGAGAAATTCACCACTGCCGGTAGTTGGGATAGCTATAAATTCTGGGCCAGGTCTGCCACCCAGAATATTATTGATGTTAGTGTTTACCGTCCGGAAGCTGGTTATGTCAACGTAGTATTACTTATGACTGGGGGTACTTTACCATCAGATCCTGAACGGGCCTTGGTCAGCGAAGTATTAAATGCAGAAAAGATCCGTCCGGGCACGGATGAAGTGCAAGTATTAGCCCCGGAAGTAATCAGCTACGAGGTTGAACTTACCTACTATATTCGCAGTAGCGATGCTATTAGCGTAACAACTATCCAGAATAAGATCAATACGGCAATTAGCGATTTTATCCTGTGGCAGAAATCAAAGATTGGCCGGGATATAAACCCGACTCAGTTAATCGCAGCAATCCATAATGCTGGAGCAAAGCGGGTAGAGTTAACCTTGCCGGTAACAACCACTATTGAAAATAATCAGATTGCCATTGCTGATATGGATAACATCGCAATAGTTTATGGCGGATTGGAAGGTGATTAATGGATATCCTAAATATGCAGCTGAAAGAGCTGCTACCGGAATCATTAAAAGCAGATCCGGAAGCCGTAAAAATCTGTGATGCAGCCCAGCCGGTATTTGACAGGATCAAAGCGGCAATTAATAAACTGCTATTAATTCCGAACATCCATACCCAGCCGGAAGAGATTTTGCAACATCTTGCCTGGGAACGTAACCTCGAAGCCGAAGAAGGTTGGGAACTCTCGGATAGCGAAGAGCAAAAGATTGAGCTAATCCTTAACGCTTATGAAATCCAGCGCTATAAGGGGACCAGATTTGCAATCATCAAATCACTGGAGTTACTGGGAATTAATGCTCAATTCCAGAAGTGGACAGAGTACGGTGGGGATCCGTACCATTTCAAAATCATTATTAACCGGGATACGGCTTTTAGCGCCGAACAGCTAAGATTAGTTGAGCGTTATATCTCAAAAACCCAGTCCGAGCGTGATGTTGGTACTATCGAGATTACATTTAATACTGATTCTCCGTTTTACTTTTGTGCTGGAGGAGTTAGTGATTTTACCAATGAAACAAAACCGCCACTTCGGAGTAAACAGTTTATGGTGATTGGAACATTTATTGATAGTGTTTCTGTACCACCAGCCCTGATTACTCAAAAACAATATATGGCAGCTGGCTGTCATATTGAAATTAATTTAATACCATCGTTACTTAATTAAGGATTTATTTATGTTACCAAATCCATTACCTGATTCTTATACTTTACTAACCGCTATTGGTGCCGCAAAACTTGCCAATGCCTTTGCTACCTCAACACCTTTAGTTATTACCGAGTTTGCCATTGGCGATGCTAACGGTGGTGCTTATACTCCACCTATTGATAGTAATGATTATGTTACCCAGACAGAACTGATTAATGAAGTTTACCGGGATAATATATTACAAAAAGTTATTGATCCGGCGGATCCTACGCTGGTTAAAATCCGCTGCCAGATTCCAAGTGATGAGGGAGGCTATACAATTCGTGAGGTAGGGCTTTTTGATGATGATGGCGATATGATTGCCATTATGATTAATGAGCAGTATAAACCGGCAGCGGGCAGTGGTTCAACAATTAGTGTGATGAATCTTACATTTTTATTACACGTAGCTAATACTGCTACAGTTACGATTGGCTATACTGAAGCTGAATATACTGATTTTAGTGCATCTACTAATACTCCGCCAATTGCAAGTTTAACACCGGGTAATTCCTTTCTGGTAATAACTGCCGG